CGGGCGTGTGTCCATCATCAGGTTCGTCCTGGTGAAAACAGTTTGGAGAAAGCCTCCAAACGAGAGGCAAACTTCCTCTCCCTAGGTGATTCACCTAGGCTGACCCGCAAGCTGGGCCCAAATCTCAGAAGTTCTGAGATAAGTTCTGCTGACACAAATCCGTCAGCATGTCGGTCAATTCTGACCTCTAAGTCTTTAAGCGACTTATACCTTGGATCTAAAGGTTCTTCGGCTAACCTTAGCCGACTAAAGACCCTATCGGCCTTTTTAACCCATGCATAAACGGATTTCCTATTAGTCTTAATAGGCTTTTCCAACATTTGTTGGAAAGCATCGACTCTTTCGAATCGTTCAACTAATTTTGTTAGTTGACAGAGTCCGAGTGACTCTGCATGCACTATCAGTGCATCAAAGGAATAAAATTGTTCCCAAGGAGCCCTTGTGACTCCTTTCTTCTCCATATCGGCGAAGATCATCTTCGAAGTGAAGATTACATCCTTAGTTTCAAAGGTGTCACCTTCGGCAAATGGCCGGAGGGTTTTAATTGCCTCAACGGCAAATTCCCTCGCTTTCTTCGAGGCTTCGACACCATGTTGGTGTCGCTGGGCGAGCGCCCGGAGGTCCCATAGGACCTTGCACTTGATTGAAAAATCAGGAATGTCCAGTACGGACAAAATATAATTAATATATTTAAACCCCCACTCGGGAATTTCATTAGGCTCTAGACCTAAACCTCCGGCATTTGGCGGGAGAAACCAGGGAACCCTGATCTGAAGGAATTTCCTTCCATGTTCACGAACAAATAAGTTCATGTGGCACGCCAAGACGTGTTTCCTCAAAGAACCTTCGAGGTAATCCAATTGGTTGGATAACATTCGGCCTTTGCCAAATATACTCGCACGATTATCAGCATGCGCTCTGTTAACTTTTGTTAACAAACGACCCTTTATAGTGTCGACATAGACTAAATTTTTAGTCTCATCCCCAACAATGAGGATATGATCTTCGCATAAGAGGATCAATTTGGAGGAATCTCCATCTTTTTGTGACATCACAAAACCCAGGCTAATACTAACCTGCCTAGAAAGGCTTGCCCTTTCTTTACTATTGCGAATCGCAATTTTATCGTCGCCAACTACGACGAAATGGTCCAAGGACCCAAAACCCGGATCTTTCCAGGGTAGACCACTAAAAAGTGGTTTCTTACTCACGAAATAGGCGTGAGAAATATATTCAACTAATATATTCATGACCGTAAGTGTCATGTATGACATGGGTTCTCCCATGAAACTTCCGCAACGATGGAAGTACTCGGATTCACCGAGTTCGGGAAATTCGTCCCGATTTACCACTAACTTCCGTGGTTGCCACAATAGCGGCAAAAACACCCGGAAAGGGTGATCAGCTGGTAGAAAACTAGCAAAAGAAGACCATATGGCCTCTATCATATCCAAAGGGATATAATCCGTTGCGGATTTATAGTCAGAATTCTGGCTAAACACATCACTTCCGATGTGTCTCTTTCCCCAAAATTTGAGGAAAGCCCACAATTTATTTGTGGTAGAGATACCAATTCGGCATCTACCGTCCCTCTCTAAGAGGGTCTGAACCATCTGTCTCATGGTTTTCTGGAGAATAATCATTCCAGTATGGCCCGCAGTGAGCGGGCGAACCTTAAATCCAGGTTCACCGAGTGAAAGCACTCGACACGGCAGACTAACTGTCGGTACAAACGTTATCGGTTGTTTCTTCCACCAAATGGGGAAGCGTCGCCCATCTGGCGATATCAGATGATTATCTGGTTTGGGAAAATAATGCCCAAATTCTAGCATTTCGCCAGAAGAGGCCAACAAAAGGAGTTGACCAATATTCGAACCGTAATAGTTCGACAAGTCGGGATTTTCCCGTCTTAACCGTCGCAAACCAACGGTATCTACGGGCTTACCATAGAAATAGTCGCAAGCATTTGTGACCAAGCGACCAGATTGGTCGCTGTATTTCTGACTTGACAGAATTATACTGCCATAGCAGTCATACATGGTTTCTCCATGATGACAGGTCCGGCCTGTCCTACTATCCCATAAGGGAAAGAACCGATCCTTACGGAACGGAGACGTTCCTTCAATGCAGAACGTTTGTACATCCACTAAGAATGTTGCTAGGAGTTTCCTAGCATCGGCGGCCATTCCACCGGTCTCTTGAGAATTCTCAAAGCTTCCGCTAGTACTAACGGATACGTGCGATTCGCTCGTCAACTCATTAAATTTGAGTCTATGGTTCAAATAACCCATTGCAACGGGAATGTCCCGTAAGACAAACTCGTTTGTCTTCCTAGATGTCGTAATGACATCTAAGGTTTCTTGTAAACCTAACAAGACATCTTGTCTTGTAGGACAGGGCAAAGCCCTGCCAAATGTCCTAAGTTGACATAAAACAGCAATTTCTTTTGCTGTTTTATTCCCCTCGAGGGAAATAAGGTGGGCCAAGTGCCCACCAAACCAACCTAATTTGGGTGGTTTTCCGGCCAGGTGGCCGGGTAGACGGCATAAGCCGTCTGGTTGAGGATTATCCTCATCTTGCATACAAGCGTATTGTATCCATGACGCAATTCGCTTCATATCTTTCCCCATATGGGAAATCCCAGAAACAATGTCTGGTTGGCCCAACATTGTGTTGAGCATCCAAATCTTATAGCTTTGGATTGCCTTGATTAAGGCAAAATCAATCCGATTAGGTTGATAGTCCGGGTTAATTAACACGGTCTGGCCAATAGCTTGCCAGATAGTCTCGATCTGAGACCATTGATGCTTAGTCAAAGCATTAAGTCGGCTTGATGCCGGCTTAGATAGGAATCTTCCTATCATCATCTCAAGACGCTTGGGATGTCTGTAATATTCACAGATTTTTCCACCTTTAATGTGGAGTACAGCTAAACGCTGACATAACCCAGTTGTTGGGTTATTGGGAAGGATATCCTTCCAGCCAGAAACTCCTGACTCTAGTACAGTTGATACTAGCACTGTGTCAAGTGACACGATAGGTTGCCCATTTCGGACAACTGACACAGAGCGGAAATTTCCGCTCGGATCCAATCTGGTTCCATCCGAACGCCTAGTTCGGTCAGGCAGCAATTGTGCTGTCTCGACTTGCCTTGGAATGGTAAAAGGGTACGCCTGGCGCAGCCAGACATACAACCAAACCTTCCTTCGGGCAAGGCCAATCGCAAAGACGATTAGGTTTCCTATATAAAAGGAAAAGAAAAGGATTAAATAAATCCTAGCTAGCCACAAGATTTGTGGTTCTGATTCAGG